ATGCATCATATTCAACAAATACAGCGCCTTCGGCTAAGTTTGTACCGCCACCCGTTGGGTCTAATGTAAAGGTTGCTACAAATACGTTAGCATAATCGTTTACAGTTTTTGCAACCCAAGTATCCGATGCACTGTTATATTGTTTTACGCTTGCATTTAAGCCAGATCCTATTACACTGGCTTTTTGCCAGATACTACCTGTTGGTCTTCCGGAATTAGCTGCTAAGTTGGCGGATTCGTATGCAGGAACAGTGAAGTATGGACTGATAGTAACTGCTGGGCCGTTGTAAGTACCTGCGGTGATACCTAAATCGCTTAACGGCGTGTTGTTTCCGTTGCTGATTGCAATTTTGCCATCAGCAGCCGATCCGTTGCTTGTTGCCAGCTCAGTAACGTGGATAATCAATTGGTTGCTATTATTTACGCGGCTAGTAATGCCGGTAATAGCTGCTGAATTAATCGCCGCGCTAACTACACTTATGTTAGTGCCTGTTGATACAGTGACGTTAGTAGTGTTAATAGTAATATTAGCATTAGCGGTCATTGACACACTGGTGTTGCTACCAGTGATAGTAGGAATATGTGCTTGCCATCCTACATTACCGACCAACTGCCATGTGTTATCATATGCTTTAAAAAATATCGGATTAGTATCCGAGACTGTGTTAACTGCAAGTTGTCCAATGCTACCAACGCCAACGTTAGGTGTAATGTTGGCTTCTAAGCTGGCAGTATCGTTAATAATCAACGGTGACGCCAAAACAAATGCTTGTGTAGTTGCATTCCACTCGTACACACCCCAATTTGTAACAGATGTATCTAACCACAGTGCGCCGTTTGTTGGATCACCTAATGGTCGTATTGTAGTACCACCTAGTTGACCCAGGTCAACGTTTGCACGCTGTACGTAGACAGAATTGCTTACACCCAATAAGCTGTAAGCAGCCATTAAGCCGTATTCGTTTCTTTCGTCACCGTTAATAGGCGCCCCTGCAGATGTTGTTTTAAACGTAGGAGTACCAAATGTAGTTACTAAGTCTCGTTGACTTGTAATGTTATAAATGGATCCTGCATTTACTGCGGTTGTACCTGGAGCGATCGATACGCCGCCCGGAGCGATTTTATCTTGTTCTGTTGCGAGCAGAATGTATGCTACAGACCCTACTGATGTAGGAGCGTAATAACTTTGATCAGTTACTGTAACTTGTACGCCTGGGGAAACTAGTGCCATGTTTCATATCCTCATAAAACTGTTATAGATATTTATCGGATGTAGTAAAAAACTGTCAGTTGGATACGCTTTCGAAAGGTTTGTACCGATAAATATCTATATGGACCGACCACTATGCGCTGTATGTAACATTAACAATGTAGCAATCAACTATTATTCCAACAATAAAGTGAGGTATAGAAGTGTTTGCAACTCCTGTTACAGAAAAAAGAAAAAATTAAGACCTGTGGCACCATTATGGTACAAAAAAGGATATCGTAAAAAAACCGCATGTGAATTATGCGGCTATAGGGCAAAACATCCAGCTAAACAATTGTCAGTGTTTCATGTAGACGGCAATGAAAAAAACATTGACCAATTTAACTTAAAAACAGTTTGTTTAAATTGCAGAGTTGGACTTGGCATTGATAAATCATCATGGCGAGAAAGCCCAATTATACCAGATTTTTAAGTTCAGCGTAGAGTTCATCAATGGTTCCGTTGTTTTCAATGATAAAGTCGAATTCCGTAGGAGCCCAACTATACTCACTGGCATGCACTGCTGGGAACACCGATGACATTAATTCAGGAGTTCGTTTGGCCAACTCAAACCATTTTGGATCTGGGCCACGAACAATTCGGATTACTCTGCCGCCTGCACGCCTAATAGACTCTACTTCGTTCGAAAAACGGCAGTCCGAAATTACAACGTTATCTTCTGTTTTTCTTAGTTTGTTTTCTAAACTGGCGATCCATATGTCCTGATGAAAATGATCTCGGAAAACATCAGTACCCCAATGTTGTAATACCCAACGCGGTGTTAAATTCGAGATTCCTAGTCTATCTGCCCACCAATGATCAGGTTGTTCACGCCATCCGCGAGCTGACTTAGTCCTGCCTTCCAACAGTTCTCTGTCCCAATTGAACACACCTGCAACCGCATCTTTTAATGTGGCTGCAAAGCTGTCTCTTCGAAATTCGTGCCAGTTGACCAAATAGTCTGCGGCTGTGTCTTTGCCCGCGCCAATTAAACCACAAATACCAATAATCATAAAAAAGGACTCCTAAGAGTCCTAATTATACATTATCCTGTAATCCATGTCAATGGTTCCGACCCATCAACATAGTTTTTAAGTTCTTCTTCCAGTTTGGCCATTTCAGCATCTGCTTCTGCCAGCAAGGCGGAACCATTCAGGGTAGTGCCGCCTTGTGGCCCAGCAATACTAGCAAACTTACCACGTGCTTGTCCCAAAATGGTTTTACAAAATGCCAACGCATATTCCTGCAACCAAGGATAAACTTGTGGATCGCTTAACAACATGCTGTCAGGCTTATGATTATAACACCACAACAATACGCTTTCCAGTGCATTACCATCATAAAACGGTTCTGGAATAAAGAAAGTGGCGCCGGCCAAGTTATTACCTGTCACACTGGTTGCGGCAAGTGGTTGGTTTGCAAGTACAGTTATTGCTGTCTTTGTGCCATCAATAGTAGCAATCCTATACTGACCGCTATAGCCCGACACATTACAATTTTGGATATAAATGCTGGACCCAACTTCTAAATTGCTTTGGAAAGCTGTAGAGGGTGTGGGTAGTGTGATTGTGATTATTGAATTGATCGCTGTGCTTGCGGCAGTTAGTGCAGTCATAGCAACTGGCGTTCCGCCGTCGTAAGGAATCTTTCTCATAAGAGTAAGTTTCTTAGTCACGCGGTTCCAACTGTAGTTGATGTACCCGCCAAACATCTTCATAGCCAACTCTTGATATGCTGTAAACAGTTCGTAATTGGTTAACCCACCAACTCGTCCCGCCACCAACATATAAGTATTCAAATACCCGCTGGCAAATGGTTCAAATTGACTAGCAGTAGTGCCTGTGGTACTGCCGATGCCTCTACGGAAAATTTGGCGCACTTCCATAATATTGCTGGGCATGATGTATTCTTGTACATTGGGAATCAAATCCAAAAATACATAACTTTCTTCAACTGCGTTTTGTGCTTTTTGACGATACTTGGTCAGCGATTGTTTAATTGCCAACTCGTAGTGTTCTTTGTCTAATTCAACATCAACAATCTGATCGCCTAAACGCAAACGGATGTAATCGATCATCTCGTTGCGTAGTTGGTTTAGTGTGTAAATCTGCTCATTGGCGGCAATGGCGCTTTCCTGGCTGATAAAGCCAGCCATGCCTAAATTTTGAGTTCTTACACTTCCGTCAGCTTGTAAGTCGGGAACAATTACTGTGTTATCTGTAGCCATAAAAAGTCCTAGTATCCTTATTTAGCCTGGCAGGACTTTGATGCTATGCGACTTTAAGCAATACTATGTCTATGCTGATTCGACCGTTTAGTTTTGTTTCCGTTGCTCTGATATCATCTAAGAATTTACGCAATTGTATCTTACCCGCTTTACCAAACTCTTTCAACTGTTCCGCAGGCTTGCGCAGTGTCTTGCACACACTTTTGTGCTCGTCAAACCCGATAATCGTAGTGCCTTTAACCGATAATGTTTTGGCATAATCGTCTGCAACATACTTGCCCAGCTTTCGTGTTTTTGCATTATAGATCCACAATTCGCTAGCACCGATAATACCAGACGGGTTAACACTAACCAGTTTAAGAGTTTTTTCCTCAGTCATATACTTGAGTTTAGCAATCAACTTTTCTTTGCTTGGTGCTTTTTTAACGCGAGCTTGTTTAGTGGCTTTCTTAACTCCGCGATATTGTTCAACTGCTTCCAACAGCTCGTCAATCCACTTTATCACACGTTTGAAGTCGGCAACTTTATACTGGCTGTATCCTTCTTTTAATTGATCGTCTTTTTTACTTTGTGCCAACTCAAGCTCTGCTTTGCGATTGTTGAACAAGTCCTCGTATTTACCCAATTGACTTTGTACTACGGTATTGGCAACCAGAAAATCGTACGGCTTAAACTTAGTGTTATTTGTAGCAATAAGGTCATCGTAATGGCCCTCAAGCTCACCAATAATATCTGACGTTTTTTCCTGCAACCGATCTTGGATAGTGGGCTTGTACACTTCGGTAGCAACCGGGCCAGCGTCAGCTGAATCGGGTGCTTTAATATCTATCCATTTGCTCAAGAGCTCAGTAAAAGTAGTGGTAATAAACAATTTGTGTTTATCTATCAACGGGGCACCACGAGAACCAGCTCGACACAAGCTGCAAGCAGTAGAAATACTAACACCTGTTTTAGAATCGTATGCACTGCCAAATCTGCGCATGTCTTCTTTATTGAAAATCCCCATGGTCTCTACGTAACGTAGTACGTCTTTTTTCATATCCTTGAGACTGAAATGATAATTGCAATAGAACATGGCACTGCGTAACTTGGTAATGTACTCTTGCCCTAATTCAAATCCAGTCTCTGCACCTGTCCATGTTGGCTCAGCGCCTGTCATGTGTTCTTCGCCGGTTAGCGCACGTTCTTTTTTCTTTGGTACTTTGATGCCAGCAAATGTTGCCATGATATGTCCTTGTCAGTAAAATGTAATTATAACACAATTAGGCAATTTATGCAAGTAGTGATGCAAACGTCAACTGTTGCTCTGCAAACTCAAGTACTACTTGAAATTCAGTATGTAATGCAGTGTACTTACTTGTTGGCCTGTGTAGTCGACGACATTCCACCGCTTCCTTACTTAGTTCGGCAGTTATACTCATTAAATTACTGTAAATTTTGCTTAAATCTGTAAATATTATGCCGTGATGCTTATGTATGCTTAATTTAAGTTGGTGCATTCGGTCACCTAGTTCAGTGTCATCCATATTATTATTATATTGCATTTGGTATTTACTGTCAACAATTCCATAAATACACTAATACTGAGAACTTACTATGCCTAGATTAAGTATGTGGCGTGAAAACCACAGCAACGATTACAAATTTTTTGATAGACGGATTTCCGAGGAATTTACCATCGGCGGCGTGGGTGTCTACTTACACAAATATCTGGGCACCACCACTCAAACAACTGCGTATCCTATAACGTCTACAGTCACTGCAAATACCGCAGTTTTGTCGTTTGGAAATGTAACGTTGTTCGATATAGGACAAAATGTCAGCGGTGTAGGTATATCTGCCAACACTATTATTTTATCAAAAAATTTAACTGCCAATACAGTTACTATCAGTTCCAACGTGACAGAAACAATTGCCAACACAACTCCCATAACCGTCTATTGGAAGAACGCTGAAAATCCGTACTATGCTAACGAAAGTGCAAAAAATATTCAGGACTTGTTGTTTTTAGAAAACAGAGATAGAAAGTATGAAGAAAACGTATACGGACTTCGCGGAGTCTATACTGTAAATGACAGTGATTTTGACTTGAGTCAGTTTGGGTTGTTTTTAAATGCAGATACAGTATACATGACATTCCATTTAAATGACATGATCTCAACTGTGGGTCGTAAAATAATGGATGGGGATGTATTGGAACTACCGCATAAGAAAGATTATTATCCTTTAGATGCAGATATTCCCGCTGTGCTTAAACGTTTTTATGTCGTACAAGACTGTACATTCAGCGCCGAAGGATTTAGCCAAACGTGGTGGCCGCATTTGTGGAGAATTAAACTAACACCACTGGTAGACGGTCAAGAGTACAAAGACATACTGGATAATATTGCAGCCAGCGAGAATACCAACACACCATTGGGCCAGGTTATAAGCACACTAGATAAATTGTTTCAGATCAATGATGCAATTATTTCACAGGCAGAAATCGACGTACCCAAGAGTGGAACTAACACTGACCGTTTATATATTGTACCGTTGAACCCTGACGGGAGCCTGGGCGACCCAACCGGTCAATCATCATCTTCGAATCTATATGCAAACAGTACCAAAGTGTTTACTAACGAACAGGTCACAACTCCAAATTCAAATATTCCTGCTTATTTAGGCGGCGACGGGGATGCTCCAAACGGCTTTAATGTAACAGCAGGCACAAGTTTCCCAAGCAACCCCACCGTTGGGCAATTTGCTTTACGCACCGACTATGTGCCTGACAGATTATTTAGATATGACGGATCACGTTGGATCAAAGTTGAAGATGCAGTTCGTGCTAATCTTACTCCTGGCTCAACAAATAATACGCTCCGTAGCACTTTTGTCAACGACGAGAGTACGTATACCAACAAAGAAGGCGAGACATTACCTACTCGCCAGGGTCTTAGCAAGGCACTTACACCGAAAGCGGATAATTAATGGCTTATCAACAGTTTTTCTACGATAAACAAATCAGACGATATATCACTCAGTTTATCCGTATGGTTTCTAATTTTCAAGTTGAATTTGGAAAAGACCGAGACGGGGTCACTGCATTGCAAAGAGTCCCGGTTATATATGGTGACAGTAGCAGACAAGCAGCGGCTATTATCAAAAATAACAGCGAGAATAGTTTAAATGCTGTTCCTGCCATGGCGGTATACATTGACGGTTTAGATTATGATCGCAGTCGTGTAATGAATCCAACTTACGTAGACAAGATGCAGATTCGTGAACGATATTACGATTCTGAGACCGGAGCGTATGGAACTACACAAGGAGATACGTACACAGTAGAACGGTTAATGCCTGTGCCGTATAAACTAACATTAAAATTGGATATTTGGAC